AGCAGATAACTATTGAAACAAGTAAGACAACTCCAGGTAGCGGTAATTGCACTGTGATACTGTGCCTGACACATGATTAATGGGCTATAGGATAGAAAATAAGGCAACAGAACTTCTTATCTACGATGTGGATGGGAAGAATATCAATTACTATCCTAAGTCAGAACTGTCCGTTTCTGCAAGTAACGGGAACATCATAATAACAAGAACTGTAGGTGAATCTATAAGTACGATATTCAATCAGGAGGCTTCAAAGATAGATAACCCTGCAACAAATGCCGTATATGACCTTGTAACTACCATCAAGGCGTACCTACAGAGTGATGGTGGTGATAGCTTCTCAGGTGGTTGGGCTGACTATGCTGATTTTGCTACGACAGGAACACCATTGAATGTTACTGCTGTTTACAGCGTAATTACCAATGACGGTCTTGGTGTAAATACAAACACATCATACCTGCCAGAAGGAGTTACTCAACTCTGGGATTCATCCACAAACTCTTTTGATTGGAGCGAGTTGAAGGTTGGAGATATGATTGATATACGACTTGATCTTTCTGTTACAATCGTAACAAATAATACTGCGGTAGATGTAGATTTGTTTATGGGTTTTGGTGGGTCTATTGATGTTCCATTCATATCTGCTCAGAACTTTAAGACGGCAGGGACATATAATCTTATCAGATATCAGGGACTTTATATAGGGAGTGATGATGTAAGAAATAATGCTGCACAGTTAAAGATAAAAGCTGACCATAACTGTACTTGCGTTGTAAATGGTTGGTATGTAAGATACACTAAGAAAGGAGTATGATATTCAGTGAGCAGAACATATTGAACAGGACGGTATTAGCGAGGTGTTGCTTCGCTGATATGGTCATTGATATGCTTGAAGCACGAGCTATCGGAGATACGGAACTGTACGAATGCAAGAAGAAAAAGGCAATGTTCCTGTCGTATGCTATTGGAGAAATGTGTACGTACATTGACGAGAGTATTTATACACTGAACCAAAGTACAGACACAGAGGTTTCCTGCTTCAAGGACTCAGTAGCAAAAAAGTTCCTTGCCCAAATGGATGAACTGTGTGGGTGTCCGTGTGGATGTTCAGACGCAAAGATATTAGACGATAATCTACCTAAATACATTTAAAATGTCAAAATTATCACCAGGCGAAGTAGAAAGCCTAAACAAGTTGAGAAAGGTTGTAGGAAACGGATGCAAGAATCTTGTAGCATCTGTATCATCATACACAGGACTCGGTGCTTACTCTTTCATTGTGCAGGAAGATACTGCCATCAGTCTGCTTAACGTTAACGGTACTGATGTTACTTCGGATTACGGTCTTGGAGGTTCTGTTACGGTTAAAGGTGGTGCATACTTCGTTGTACCAGAGGGAAGTGTAATAACCGATATTACTGTTGATAGCGGAAGCGTTATCATCTACAACCTTTAAGAAATGCCTGGTATCCACAATGGCATAGGAACTACTTTTAGAAGCTCTGCTTTTGGCGGTGCTGCTCCTGTCAATCTTGACTTCGTATCAACATGGGATACGACCAAAGCGGGGTCTGCAAGTAATACTGTTGTTCTTCCGTTATTGAGTGGTGGTACTTACTCAGGAACTATTGATTGGGGAGATGGTAATTCTGATGATCTAAGCTATGCTAACAGAACCCACGTTTACGCATCAAGCGGAATCTATAATGTAACCATATCTGGAACTATTGGAGGGTTTCAGTTCAATAATGGAGGAGATAAGGCTAAAATAACCGATATATCAAATTGGGGAACGCTTAATATCACAACAAACTCAGCATTTTTTGGATGCTCAAATCTTGACGTAAGTGCTACTGATGCTCCTATAATTTCAACAACAGACCTTATTCGGACATTTAGATCCTGTACTTCGCTGACAGACCCTAACTTGAACAGTTGGGATGTGAGCAGTGTAACGTTATTTGGAAATTACTTAAGCGGAGTGTTCTTTGGAGCATCTAACGCAAACCCTAAAATTGAGTTTTGGGATGTTTCAAGCGGAACAAGTTTTAGAGATATGTTTTGGGGCACGCAGTTCAACAGAGATATATCAAATTGGAATATTTCAAGCGCAACGGGTTTGGCACTTTCTGGAATGTTCGGATTTACACCATTCAATCAGCCTATACAGAATTGGACATTACCGCCAGCAGTTACTTCTTTAGGTGAAATTAATCAAGGTATGTTTTACCAAAACTCAGCGTTCAATCAGCCGATTGGAACTTGGAACACTTCAAGTATCATAAAAATGAGGCAGGTGTTTTTATCTGCGGTTGGCTTTGACCAAGACATTAGCAATTGGCAAGTTACACAGGTAACAGACTTATTGAACTTTATGTTTGGCGTTACACTATCCACGGCTAATTACGATGCTTTGTTGATAGCATGGGATGCGCAAGGATCAATGTCTTATAGTGGAACTGTGAACTTTGGTGGCAGCAAATATACAGCAGGAGGCGCAGCAGAAGCAGCAAGGACAAGTTTAATTAGTAAATGGGGCGGAATCATAGATGGTGGAGCAGCTTAATAAAAGACAATGAACGAAATAAGATTTCCTGAAGTACGAACCTACTACATCTGTTTCGATAACGAGCGAACAGAAGTAAAATCATACGGGTGGGTTGAGCCAAGTCAAGTTTTTGAAACGATTTGGATATTCGATGAATTTACCGATGAACAGCAATGGATAGCTGAACTATTGGTTTGGGGAATCGTTCCTGACATTGACGAACAAGGGGACTTAGTGATATGAAAGCAGACCACACCATAGACGATTGGGGCGTATTCAAGGATGTAGCACTGAAGTTTGCTGCAAACTTTGCTGACATAAAAGTGTGGGCATTCACCTTTGTTGTGGCACCACTGTTCTCATTTACTGAGAAATATCTGTTTGCGGATTGGGAGTTCTTGAAATATCTTGCCGTATTCATGATGCTTGATCTTGGCACGGGCATAGCCAATGCAATAAAAAATAAGGAAGCGGTCACTTCATACGGCATTAGAAGAACGGTGGTAAAAGCACTTCAGTATGGAGTCTTCCTTATAGTTATTCACGGATTAGATAGCTTCGAGATTAAGGGAGAAAAGACGGAAGTATTCGGGTGGATAGTTACAGGAGCCTATTCGTTCCTTATGGGAGTTGAAGGAAAGTCGATACTTGAGAATATAGTTGAACTGGATAACAGGTTTGATGTCTCAGTTTTCATTGAAAGGATAAAGAAGATATTTGAAAAGTGAAAAGAAGGTCTGGTGCGAGATCGTTCCTGTCGAATGTGATAAGAGATGTTTGATGACAGGAAAGTGTTCCCATATTGGGAAATTACCTAAGAAAAAAGATAAAGATGAATTGGAACGACTATCCTAACTTCAGCAAAGAAGAGTTTACCTGTAAGCACACGGGCAAGAATGAAATGAAGCCTGAGTTCATGTCCATGTTACAGGAACTTAGAAACAGATATGGTAAACCTATTCGTATCACATCCGGATACAGAGATAAGACGCATCCAATAGAGGCCAAGAAGTCCAATCCTGGCGCACACGCTACAGGACAAGCAGCTGATATAGGTGTAGACAGAGGAGAGGCCTATGAGATTCTTAGACTTGCTTTTGAGATCGGTTTCACTGGTGTTGGAATACAACAGAAAGGTGGAGGTAGGTTCATACACTTGGATAATATTGAGCCTGACACTAAAGACTTTCTAAGACCAACTATTTGGAGTTACTGATGAAGTATTATGAATTTAGAATACTATCCATTGCAATATTATGTCTATGCCTACTTGTGATAGGAATGGGAGTTAAAGTAGAATCGCTGCAAGATGAACTGGATACTGAACAACGACATAACAAAACATCTATTGAAGACGTACCTGCCCTACCTGATAGCGTTTCTATTGGGCGTGATAGTTGCGTGGAAAGGTTGTGGTGATACAAGCGGTAAGCCTATTACCACTATCATCGAAAAGCCAGTTCCAACAATTGAGTATGTCGAGCGTTGGAGATACGACACCCTAAGATTTGTTCGTTGGAACACCGTACATGATACCGTACATGACGTAGAGTACATCAATATCTACGATAGCGTTCTTGTAATAGATACCGTTAAGATAATTGACTCTTGGCTTACGGAGGTTA